CGGCAGTATTACGATTGGCTGTATTCATCTTGGTGTTTTTAAACTGTTTCTCGTTACCTTCAATGGTGCCACCCATCGCGTAACCAGACGGTTTGCTTTCTTTGTGCGCCTTGGCAGAAGAAAGTGATTCATGGTGCTTTAGTTCACGTTCAAGAGAAGCGCATTTGGAATCTGCAGCGCCACCCTTCTTCATGCCGGTTAGGGCTTTACGAACCATTGCGGCACGCGCAGCACGTTGAGCAGGAGTCATACCAGTCAGCGCAGGACGACCCATTGGAACGGGAGGCCGAGTCATAGGAGGACGCGCCATCAATGGAGCGCCAGAAGGCTCATTAGTAGGCATCGCCGCAGGCATTGCAGCCGGAGCGCCCATCATCCCACCACCAAGCTTATGAGCGACTTTACCGCCCTTAGCGTATTGATTGGGATTCATGGCACGACGACGCATTGACATTGACGGCTTCTTCGGAGACATCCCATGCTCTGCATGCATAGCAGCATGCATGGCACGAGTTTTATTTTGCATCGGGCTATGACTAGATTCCATCGAAGCTTTTGCGGCTACCTTGCCACCCTTTTTAAGCTTCAAGATGACCGAAGGCTCGGTGGTCATCATTTTGACCATTGGTTTAAATTGACCCATGTCGTTCTCCTATTAGGCTTGCGTGACGCCAAAAGCGCCAACACGGGTTGCATTTGGGCCTGCCGCAATTGCTGGAAGGGCTATTCCCATCACAAGACGTTTGATGCCGTCACAAGCCGATGAGGGCAAATAAGTACCCCTGACATCACCAGTAGTGGTGGTTGCTGTGGCGGTAGCGGCAACAGTCATAGTTCCAGCATCTTCAGCCAAAGTATTGTCCCAACCAGCGCGGGTAACGTAGCCTCGATCAATGATACGCAATGGTGCGCCCAAAATGTCGGTTGTACCTACCGCGACGGTAACAACACTCCCGCCAGAAGCAGTGACACTAGCAATCTGGTAGAAAGCTTTCTTACCATTGACAGTTGTTGATGCCACTGTACCTGTCGCGATTACCTCGCTCATGGCTTGACCGTAGTAGTCGTAACCAGAAACAGTAATGTTTACAGTAGTGGGAGAGCCAGCGCCTGTGGTTGTAGACACAGCACGGGGGCAATCAAGTTGCAGACCTGTACCCCCGCCAGTAATCGTAGCGGATGTAACGCCAGCACCTGCGGCAAGCGTGAGCGTAGTAGCAGTTGTGATAACAGCGGCAACAATGTTGTTTGTCAACTTTGCTTGTGGTACAGCATCCCAAACATAAACTCGACCAAGTGGGCCAACGCCTACGGTCATGGTAGATGGGTTTTGCAACAGTGCATTCCCAGAACCAATGATGGTGGCGCTTGCTACAGTTTGTGAGGCGCTTACGATGTAAGTACCTGTCCCGCCAGAACCCGTGCCAAAAGCGGTGATGTAGGTTCCATTGGTGAGTGACGTTGAACTGTCAATAAACATCCCCACAGCAATATTGTCACCAGACAGCATGGCGGTGACGGTCAAGGTAGTCGCGGAAATTGAGCCAGTGAAAGTTGCAACAGCAGGGTAGGCATCCGCACCTTGATAGGTAATAGCGGAACCTAGAAACAGATCATCTGAAAATTGAGGCATTTGGCTTGCTCCTTGAAAAGTTTAGCCAGATGTAAGCGGGGGATTAAGGCTCCCCCGCATCGCCTTATGGCTTAAACGCCAGCAGTGCCGTACATCGCACGCGGGTCAGTGAAGCCCATGTCGTAACGCTCGGTTGCTTTGTAACGCATGCTATCGGTCTCGAAATCACCTTCCATGGTTTTCTCAAGGCGACGACGCATCAGAAGCTTCATACCTTCCGGCGCATCGGTCTGCACCCACCATGCGGTGGACGAGGTCAGACGCGACAGAACAGCGGCACCTTCATCCAGCAAGCCAATTGACTTGACCGGATTGATGTCGTTGTTCGCGTTACCAGCGCGAAGAACGCTCTTCAGAAGGACTTCAGCTTGGAAGATGTTGCCCGGGGCCACGACGAGTTGACGCGGAACCAGACGAATCTTCTTACCGTTGTTGTCCACCGCTTGACGAACTTGAATAAGCATCTGTTCAAGTGAAGTCTGCGAAAGGTTTGCAGAAGTCGTCAGTTGGTTGCTAAAAGTGCCATTCACGATGGGGTGAGCGGTGTTGGTAAGCGACACACCGTCCCCGCCGGGGTAGGCAGCGTTGAAAGCCGTGTTCAGCACGTTGGCACCCAACAGTTCTTTGGTTTCCACCAAAGACTGAGCCAGATGGCGAGCATAAACTTGACCGATACGGATGTGATCACCGTCTTCAACCAGCACCTTGGTCAAAGCGAAGGCAAGGCCATACACTTTGTAGAGGTAACGCTTGAGGAACAGTACACCACCCTGTTGATACGTAACCGGAGTGCCGTCAGGCAACTGCGGAGCCGCACCAAAGCCGTAAAGGACAGGCTCTTCGTGATAGTTACGGGGAATGCCATCTTCTTCGCGGAACACACGGCTCCACTCATCGGCACGTTGATCATAGACTCCATCGAAACATTCATTGAGGATAGGCTCAACGATTGAACGGAAGTCAGTACTACGCATTGGAGCAGCCATTGTCTAGACTCCTTTAATTAAGCAATTGCGGTGACAGCACCGAAGAATTGCGAGTTAGCGACAACGACGCGAACGATAGTGTACGCATCACCCCAAGCATTACCCACATACGGAGCCAAATCAACAACACGCATCTGAGCCTGACCACCGCTACCAGCGGCGCTAGAAGCATCTAGCGTGCAAGACGATAGGCCAGTGGTCGAAGAACCACCAGTTACCGAACTGAAGTTGTACTCGTTACCAATCGTGGTTTGTGCCATCGAACCATCTGCCTGAATTTCATAAACGATGTTTTGATCGTTGTAGAAATAAGCAGTGCAAGTCCCCGCAGTATACGCAGTGCTGGCAGGCCAGTAATTGGAAACACGGGCGCGTCCCGTAGTATCCGTAAACTCGACGCCAGAAAAGGCACCTACAAATGCACCGGTAGCACCGGCAGGGATAATGGTACCAAGCGTGCCGCTATTGGCGGTCGTGCCGTATTGAACGGGTTGACCTTTGAAAATGTTCGAGGCGTACCCCGAAACTATGCCGCCAGCAAGCGCCTGAGCGCGATCCAGAAGTTGCTGACATATCTTTCTCCTAGATTAGCCCGAAAATACGGGCGTACGGTTTGGTTGCTTTTCAATAGAGCCGATACCCTCGCCCTCAACTTGCACAAGCGAACGACCATTGCTGTCGCGTTGCCCTTGGAGACTTTCCACTTGAACACGGATTTTGTCAGCTTCTTCACGGGGCTTGTCGTGATGCTGATAAACCATGATCTCTTGGTAGATATCCATTGGCAATTTAAACAACAACATTTCGTTGCATGACACATACCCAACATGTTCACCTGACTTCACGCGATAGTCTTCGTAGCCGGGTAACTCTTCAGATTTAACTGGAACGTACCCCAAGCGCATCCGCTTATCGATGCTGTCGTAACTGTTGGTTGTTGAAAGCCAGCAAAGGTGCCACCCAGAAATTTCGGGCAGTTTCGGCAATGCTGATTGCGTCCATTCCTCGCTCCACATCCTGCGACGTTCCTGCGTAGAAATGAACTTTTCTTCCGGTGCTGCGCGGTTTGTGTCCTCGCTTGCGCGATCCTCACGACCACCAGCACTGAGAGATTTTTTGAGACGAGATTCACCAGAAGTGACCATAATGTTTTTCCCCTTAGATTAATTGCGGCGACCGTTGTTACGGTCGAAATCAATGAACTGCTTGACCATTCGTGCTTTGCGCTCAGGGTTGTCCCACGCGCCAACTTCTTTCATCGCTTTAACTCGATCAGGCGATAGAACAAATTGGGTTCTGTTGGAACCACCATATGCCGCTGAAGCTTCGCGTCCTGCACTTCCCACAATATTCCTCGGTCGTCTGACATTACGGGGTTCGTCGTCATTACCATCATTGTAACGATGTGGCAACTCTTTCTGCAAGCGACTATCCAATTCGTCCCAATAATCAGGATCGGTTGGATTCCACCCCTGTGCAGTCATGAGTTCGTCGATCTTTTTGGTGATCCGGCTGTCCTTGTCAGTTCCAGCAGGGTTATACCAATTGTTCTTGGCAACCCAGTTGGACGCCAGACGCTTAACCTCTGGATCAACCCCTTGTTCATCTTGATGATCAGGCTCTCTCCGCAGTTCCTGATCAGCCTTTTGCCTCATGTAGCTGAGATTACGCACTTCTTCCTGTGCGCTCTGCCACAGAGTCTGAGCTTCCACCATTGCTTGACCATCGTTGTTGTCGGTGGCCTCGGCAAGCTTCATCTTGGCGTATTCAAGGCGCACATTGGCGTCCTCAATACCTTTATCGATGCGAGTGACATGCTCACTCTTGGTGTTCCGCTCCAGTTGTCCTAAGCGCCGCTTGAATTCCTCATTTTCCCTCTGCAGAGAAGTCAAACGAGCGTCTTTTTCCTGATTTGTCTTGCGGATCAGTTCCTTTTTGGCGCGGCGACGGTTCCTTTTTGCCTGCCGAAGCTCTTCATCATCATCAGGATGGTCTGTATCCTCTTCCGATACAGCGCCACCATCTGCTTTGACAACCGGATCAGCGTTTTGATCGCCATCCTCAGCCTCATTCATCATTTTTTCCGGCAAAATCACCGTTGCAGAGCCATCTTGACTCTCCGTAACAGCAATTTCTTCGGCTTTTTCTTTGGTTTCAGCCATTTTTCATATCCTTAGACGTAAGCTTTGAAGGAAAGTGGGTTTGCAACGACCTTTGCGATCAGTTCATGATCATTCAGAGTCATGAAAAGCACAGGATCGTCATCATCGTTACCGCTGGGAACCTTAATCTCCCATCGGTCACCGCCCCATTTCGGAACACGTACGTAATCGCCCACCTGCGCCCATGAGCCTTCAGGCCATGACTGCATTGTGTCGCGATTCTTGTACGCAAGTGGGCCAACAGCGATCACTTTGCCGATCATGTTGTTCCACTTCTCGTTCTCTTTGGTCTCTTGAACCAAAACAATACGCTCCGATTTCTTCTTGATTCGCCTAAGCTGGACAATGATGCGTCCACCAAACGGTTCCATCCCCGATGCTACGTTAGGGAAAGCCCAGTCCAAATCTGACTGACTCGGGACATCATACGATGCTTCAAATGTTGCTATTTTTACTACTTCGCTCATCTTACTTCTCCTAACACCATATCTCAGGTGCATCGTTATGCGCTTTGCAGCGCGGTCTTGCCTCGGAGTGAGGCACTAATCTTTGTTTTTATCTTCGTCCAACATTGCATCAATCATATCCATCGTAGCCTGTAGGCCAAAGTTCTCACCCACCATCCGATGGTATAACTCCCAACTGCTCGCGGAACCAGCCGCCAAAGACTGCTGGATTTCCGCTTGCCTCAACTTGATCCTATGGATCAATTGTTCAATCATTTTTGCTTCTTGACATGCGACAGGCCACCCTTGGATTTACTAGTCTGACTAGTATTCCCTTTTGACTGTAGAGTTGTCCCATCAAGCTTTTCGCCCATGGCAAGCCGCTTGTGCATCGGCACATTGATACCTTTTTGTTCCTGATCTGATGTAGCCATTTGCTTCTCCTTATTGTGGTGCGGCGGGGGCCGCTTGTGGTGCAGGCATTGCTTGAGGTGGCGGCAAAGCCTGCGGTTGAGTCTGAGCCGTCTGTTCAATAATCTCATGCGTTAATTTTGCATTCTCAATGGCAATCTTTGTCTGATTGTCAGTGGTATGTTCTTGCATCTCATTCTGAAGCTTGGCTTGTGCAATCTGCAGATCAGCCTGATCCTTTTGAGTCTTGCGCTGGGTCTCAGCCATGCTTGTATCCTTGACCACCTGTGCATCTGGTGGCAAAGGAGGCAGTTGACCCTTGCGCTGTTGCGCCATCTTCACCAGTGTCTGCAGTGCGTGCTGGAACTGACCAAACACTTCATTGCTGTCCAGCATTACGTGTGCGCCAACGGTTGTATATACCTTGTCGATCTCGGCGGTTAGCTTTGGATCGTTGTAGTCATCAACCGGCTTGCCAATTGATTTCTCCACATACCCATTTGACCGGTTCAAATACCACAAAGTCATGTGCTGCTTTGTGTGTTCAATCAAGTTGTTTAGGTAGTTTGGATCGGCAAATGGGGACTGACCCAAGAAAGGATTCATAGCAAACTGCAAGTGGTCTTGCATGTGAGCAATGTGATCCTGTTGCAAGTAAGCATAGGCCGGTTGCCCAATCAACATAGCCGCGTTCTCATCGGCAGATGTTCTTTGCTCAGGAGCGGGGACATCCTTCAACAGTTCGTTGATGTTTGGAACCTTCATCTGTTTCAAGACTCGGGCCAAAACACCACTGATGTTGAACTCGTTTGGATGCTTATCTGCAAGCGCCAGAACAGCTTGGTTCTGCGCCATACGCTGAGTCTCAGAGAAGATGTGCGGATCGCTGACCGGAACTACGTCCGTATTCTTGTCAAAGTCCTCGCGAGTGATCTCCAAATCAACAACGACATCGCTCTTCTCCATCTCGTCAAAGTGCCAACGGTTTAACCGGCACAAGACTTTCAGCACACGCGCTTGCGAATCATGCAGACGAGCATGGATAGCACTGAATACCGCAGCGCCCTGCTCGATCAGTGCTTGAGTGGTGCCTACGGGCGTATTGGAGGTCACATCAGCGATCTTTTCCTCGCTGGTGGTGATAACCCCCTTAGCAGCTTGATCTAGCCAGCCTAGAAGCTGGAATAGCACCGCAGAAGGGGGGTTGAACGGCATCGGCATTGCAATCTGACGAATGTCTTGCACGCCGGGTGCGCCTTCGATCTCCACCACCTGAGTCACATCCACCTGTGCGCTCTGACCACTGATCTTCGCACCCTTCAACTTCAGCATGGTTGCTGAGTTGTTGATGTGAGCAGTATCCAGCAGCGCACGCAAAGCGCCAGTAAGCGCCGCAGACAAGCCGCCAATCAGTTGTGGCAAGCCAATCGCATACGCTCCACGCCATGGAATGAACTTGAATTCCACCACCCAATCCAGCTTGGTGCGAGTCTTGTCCTTTTCTTCCCAGTTTCGATACAAACCGACAACTTCATTGTCCAATTCGTCGATCATCAAGATGTAGGGAGCGTATTCACCCTTCGTCTTGTTGTCGTCTTCCAGTTCAAGGAAGCAATAGATGTGGTAAACCTTGCGGATACCATCCTTGTTTGTCTCAAACTGCTTGCCCTCAATCTTGTTGTTGGCCTGCTCAACCTTGTTCTGTTCAAGCGTGCCAGTCGCTTTCATGATATTGACATCGCGATACATGCCAGTGCGAACACGACGTTCAAACTCATACTGCGTCAGTTCATGCACCTCGGCAGCACGCTGCGCGGTGTAGAAGTTGGTCGCAGCAAACGGTAGGATCACGCGGTCGATCGGTAGGAACTCAACAACCGGACGCTTCTTCTGCTCATCAAACCACAGCTTGAAGTATTGCGATCCTCCCAGCGGCAGTTGAGTCAGTAGCTGCTCCTGCTCATCGCGGAACTCTTCGATCTGCTCGGTGATCTGCCAGTTCAGGAAGTCACGCTTGCGCTCAGACTTCGCTGCCTTGATGTCGTCCATCTTGCCAATGATCTTGGTCTTGACGGGGCCATCAGGAGGGAACAGTTCTTTGATCGCTCTAGCGGCAAAGTCTACGCAGCCTTCAGCCATCGCAGGATGAACGACCTTGCTGGCACCCATGAAGGTTGCCCCACCGGGGGCGTCTTCCCCCATACCAGTCCGTCTAATCCCCTCCTCATACTGCTTGTCCCGCCTCTCCCGCGCCTGCTTATCCGTCTCCAGCAGGTCAAGGTAATGTGACGACATGCCACGCAGCGTCCCGTCTGACATTGAGTCAGCAAGGTTGTCGTAGAAGTCAGGATTGAACTCAGGCCCATCATCCAGCGTGATTACCGCCGATCCGTCAGCACGTTCTTCCGTCTCCATCTCAGGAAGATCAACAACGGCGCTACCGTCAACCTGTTCTTCCGTCTGATATTCCTCTTGAGGTTCCATTATTTAACCTTTTTCCGCATGATCATCTCGTATTTCATGGTGTCCGGTTTAGTGTGAACAACTACCGATCTTTTGTGGACATGACCGCCGTGCGCCTTGGTCTGCACTATATCTCCCTCTTCATCAGGATCACGCCGATGGGCAAGGTGCGCCATAGCAGCAAAGCTTTGCTCAGGAAATTCCATATTGTCTCCAAAACTTTCGCCATGATGCACTGAACCACCATCTGCTTTGAACTGAATAGGTCTCGGCGCAACATATTCTTTGCCAGACGCAGAATCTTGATGATGCGGAGAATCAATCTCATATTCTCCATTGTTACGCTTGGCATGCTCAAGGTGACTTTCATCAACATTGTGCGTGAACGACGAATTATGCCCGACATTACTCGTTGATTCAGTAGGCGTTGTCATCAATATAGCACCAGCGTTTTTTCCATTCTTAGTCTTGAACCGATTCTTTGGAAGAAAGTCCTCATCCTTAAACCTTGAGTCGGTAGGAATCATATGCGGAGTGCCATCCTCATTCTTGCCAACCTGAACCAATCTCGAATGAAGGATATGCTGCTTCTGATAGTCGTAACGCTTGTCATTGACTACCGCATGCCCATAGTGCGCCTTATCAGGCGTCGTAGGCTTGCCATTGCCATTAAAGTGACCTTCTGCACCCTCTTCTTTCTCTGACTCAGAGAGACTGCTGGTAGGTCTGCCGGTAGACCAATACTTCGCATGCGTAATCGACTTCTGCATCTTTTTATCCAACGCAGAATGACGTTTTACGTTGGTGACCATGTATGAATTCTTCGGAGGCGTCACGTTGTTATCGTCATTCTTGAAGTCTTCACCATTTGCTTTGGTGGCGGTAATTGTATTTCTGACACGTTGCTTATCACGCGCAATGTTCTCAGCAATAGATTTACCGTGCTTTGTCTTCGGGCCTACGTTTGAATGCGTAACATAGTATCCATTCTCAGGATCATGCAACTCATTGGTCTTGCCATATGAGTTCGCAATAATTCTAGGCTTGTCCTCTGCTTTGCGTTGCTTATTCAGGTGCCTGATGGCATGCCGTGACGAAACGTCAGTCTCATCAACTACGTTCGGTCTGAACAACAAACGATTGTTTTTTCTGTCAGCAAGACGCGCTGCATTACGCAGTGATCCTGTGTGCGCCAGAATCCAATCTTTGGTCATGGCGGGGTCGTGCTTTGCCTGCTCATGGCATGATCTTCGAATAGCAGCGCCAGCGTATTGGGTTTCAGCTACCGGAGCAAAACAGGTTCCTTTGCTGGTGTCTACAATGCCATGCTCATCAACACCACCGCCACAACCGGTGGTCTGACCGGGACAGGTGTTCAATATGTGATGCTTCTGATTCTCTCCATGACCAGACGTATACAACGCATGCCCTGCAACACCTTTAGACGCAAATCCAATGTAGGTTCGACCCTGCTTATCATGCTCATGACGAACCGTATCAAGCTTTTCACTTTCGTCCAAAGTGTTTGCGGTCTTGCCAAGGTGTTTTGCTGCACGCAACTTATCCAATGATGCCTTTTCATCGGCATTCTGTTGCTCAATAGGTTTGTTGAAATGCTCTTCCAATGTTTTCTTATGGATATCACCAACCTGACCAATTGTCAGCGGAGTTCTGTTCTCACTGCCATAGACATCTGCACGCGCTTTGTTGATGTCCTTCATGCCCTCATTTGTCTTACTTCCGAACCACATGTGACGCGGAGCTTTAATTCCTTTGACGCCACCCGAACCTTCGGCAGGAAACAAAATACGGCTGGAAACTTTTTCTGGCTTACCCTTGCTCTCTATTTCATCTTTCATCTCAGCTACGGATTTAGCCGATCCACCACTCTTCATGCCCTGTGGCTTAAGAGGCTGCTGCGGCCCTCCCATCGCGCCCAGAGCCTGTCCCTGCGGTGTCATCGATAGCATGTTACCCATAGGAGGAGCGCCTGCCGGAGCGCCCAGAGGAGCGCCCTGTGGCCCTTGTGGGCCTTGCGGTTGACCTTGGGGAAGACCACCCTGCGGCTGCATCATCGACTGAGGGAGCATTTGCTGACCGGCCTGCTGTTGACTCATGTCGATCCCACCAACCGGCATGCCGTTGCTCATGTTCACCCCACCAACAGGCGGCGTCTGACCGTCGCCAGCGTCTGGAGATACGAATGACTTCGGTGACATGCTGGGAGCTTCGCTTGCGCCAATGTTCTGGATATTGACAGGATTCTTTCCAGCTATTGCCAGACGCATTTGTGCCAGTGTGGGTTGCATAATTAATCCTTAAAATTCTGTAGTAGCGACGTTGAGCCGCCGTGCTTGAAACCCCAATCCTTTAGATTGAGCGGCTCACTACGAGGCAAGTCAGATACCTTTGCCTTCTTGTTGATCTTCTGCACTTCTTCATCAGGCAGAACTCGCTTCACTTTCATCTCACCACCAATCAACCAACTGCCAGACATATTCGGATTGGTCTTGTAGCGATAGTGACCGCCCTTCGGAATCTGATCGGTGATGTGTGCATTCTTGGCAATCAGCTTGCCCTTCTTGTTCATGCCGCGTTCGTTGGCTTTCTTTTGCCAGTCTACATCATTTGGCATGTCGATCTCAGCCCACACCTGATTGTTGGGTCGGCGGTCGGGCTTGTTCAGCTTCGGATCAGACTTCTCGCCAATGTGAGTGGCGATCGGAAGATCACCCGCATGCCAGCCCGGTCGGTAAGCCAAGGGGCCAATCTTTGACTTTACTTTTTTCCCAGCCATCTCGCCAGCCTTTGCCGGAACCCATTTGTCCTTTTCGACCGGAGTATTCGCATCCACAAAAAGCGGAAAGAGCTTGCCGGGTTGCTTTTTGTCCACGCGGAATAGCTTGTAGGCAGGCACAGTGCTTTTCGGTTCCTTCATACCGCCACCATTCCCCATCAACGAATAACGCATTGCGTCCAAGCTTGGTGGCTTTACTGCGCCACCATTAGATTTGGTAACACCATACTTTGCCTTGATGTATTGAACGGCCTTTCCAGTATCGCCGCCCAAATTGTCATGCTTGCCAGTCAATACATTATTCAAGGACTGTTTGTTATCTTCTGAATCAAGATATCGTGCATGCCTGTGCCAAGGATAGTGAGCGGCAATGATGTCTTTAGGCGCGACATCACGCAATACAAACGGTGACTGCCAATGTTCTTTGGGAACTTGGAACTCAAGCGTAGGTCTTTCTGCTGCCTTGCCATAGAACGGAGTCTCTCCAGCATAGATGGCTCTCGGCCCTTCTATCCCCTTGGCGTGCTTGAGCAGTAATCCCTCCCTCTCAATCTTCCGAAGATTATTCTCATCAGTCTGGTGATACAGACGAACGTGACCCTCTTTCAGAGGAGTGCTGCCAGCTTCTGCAGGCAAAGGCTTGACGCTACCACCCTTGTTGTAACGTGACTGGCCCTTGCTCATGATGTCCTCACGCATCTGCGGAGTGATATCAAATGAATGCAGGTTCATTGCACGTTGTTCAGCGATACTTTTCCTGTGTATTTCTTTGGCCTCTGCAGACTGGTCTGAGGTCATGTCCCTCTGATTGACGCCGAACCGCTCCATACCAATGCGGTTCATGTCATCTGTATTTGGGACGTAATCGCTCCAGTTGTAGTCCTTGTTGGGATCATCCATACGATAAGTCCCAACCTTTGCGCCCCACTTCTTGCCATACTTGTTGAGGAAGTCAGGAACGATCTTGTCGTAGAAGCCCTTCATACCTTCATCACCAGTCTTGAGGTCAAGATTGGATAAGGTCATCTTGCCAGCATGACGCCCAGTTTGAGGAACATAGCTCTGCACCTGACCAGATGGATCGCCGACACGCATGGGGTTGCCTTCACCCGCCATGATCTTCTTCGCAATACCTTTGCCAACATACCGATGAATCTTGTGGTGCGGGACATCCTCTTCATGCAAGACCGTGCTGCCGCTCTCTTTGTCGGTCGCCATCAGGCTCACGGTTTTATCGGGATTGTGCTTGTAGTTTATCTCGCCAATGTGTTTGCTTAGGTCATACCGCTTGGCTTGTTCGGCACCGGGCGTGATGATCATCTTGTCGTAGCCATTCTTCACGGCATGATCCAACAGATGCTTCAGCGCCAGTTCATGCCAGTCTTTCTTAAAGGGAGCATCGGGAACTACCCTGTTTGAAAGCAATTGCCTGCGCCTTGATTCTTCTTCTGGCGTAAGCTTTTCATCCCTAGCCAATTTATCAACAATATGTTTACGTTCCTCTGGGGTTCCATATCCCCAGTTGGTCGGCACAGATTTCTTTGCCTCCTCTTCGGGCATGCCTTTTTCAACTAGACGGTCAATCTCTTCATGCCGAAGATCGCGTGCCTGTTGATGCCAGTCCGACTGTATCTCCTCAACGTGCAGTATCTTCTCCCCGTTTGGGCCTTTGCGGTCGGAGACCCTTGCATGCGCCAGAATGTTCGGCTCGTCTTTAAAGTGCGAGGATTTAAAATTATTTGATGCGCCGTAACCTAAACTTAATTCCCCTTTTCCATATGCACCTCGATTTTTTTCCTGAACCGGCAGCTTCAGTTTGATCTCGCGGTAGTTGTTCCCGCCCTTCAACTGATACTTCTCATACTGCGTCTTGTTTTCCTTCAGCCGATTGATGGCTCCCTCAGCATTCTGCTGCGTCTCAAACGGCCCTGAGATACGCTTGCCCGTATCGTTGAGGACGTAATGCTTATCGTCATCACCCTTTTGAGTGACAAAGAAATCACTCTTGTGCGCCACGCTCTCAGTGATCTTTGGCATGGGGTTCTCTGATGCAATGCGTTGCACATCAGGCAATCCCATCTTGCCAGTCATCTTCTGTTCGAGGCCGCGATCCTCAATCTCCTGCGGCTTGACGCCATGGGTGTTGCGGATCATCGATAGGTATTGGTCGCCAGTCCCTTTGGCCTGACTCAGCTTGGATATGGCTTGATCGACCGGTGAGTAGAACGGTTGCCCACCGTCAGCCATGCGAATGGCACCACCTTTGGCCTTATACGTAGTTACACGTACGGAGTTCCCCTCATGGATAGCGCCACCCTTGGCTTCCCTGTGGACGACCTTCATGATGTGTTCGTTGCCGGGGAAGACTACGAAGTTGCGCGTTCCCTCGCCAGCATCGCGTGAGTTTTGGTCAAGGTATTTGATGCCAGCAACCCCAGCGCGTCTCAGCTTATCTGATGCCGCCTTTGCGGTCATACCATACTGGTTATACAGGTCTTGGCCCAACGTATCGTGAGGCGCATCAGGCAACTCCTGTCTGATCGCAGCCTGCACATGCGGATGCTGCTCACTCAGCGGCTTGTCCCAGTCCAGCATCTTCTCAATATGCTCATGCGGTATGCGAACGTGGTAGAGCGCACCGACAGTTCTAGGTATTTTTTCAATCTGTTTTATTACATGCTCTCCAGCTTTTCCATGAATATCCCGCAATTCTGTTGGCGTTTTATGAGTTAAGGAATTTTCAAGAATTTCCATTGCCAAAAAGTTGCCCCTTGTTGCGGCGGCGTTGTATAACTTCAACAATCTTTTTTCATTAGCAAAATCTCTTGGTTGATATACTTTGGCAACATTTGGACTTTCAGCAAGGTAATGCCCATATCCATAAGCCTGCGCTCCCTCACCAGTCCCGATCTTCGTTGGGTCGAACTCGCCAAGCGGGTTCTTCTCGGTCGGTGAAAAGCGGTGCGGTGAGCCGTGATAGGCGTTGAGTTCCTGCTTCATTTGCTCAAGTGATTTGGGCATATCAATCCTCTGGATGCCAGATTATGCGCCTACCCCATCTGCTCCTGCAATCATGCAGCATACGGGTTCGCTCTCGACTGCTTGTTGAATATCTCTGCATCGGTGATGTCGCTCTCATCATAATCTTCTCGTTGCGGCGCGTCGATACTGATCCAGCCTGCATCACGAAGATATCTCAGCCCCTGACTGATGCAATCGACGAACTCGTCATGCACCGTGTCTGGGAATGAGCATATCTGACTGACCATGCCCTCAGCCCAATCACGTACGTACCCTTCACGCTTGCCGCTCTCCGGCACCCAGACTCGACCGGCCTTGATGATGTTCGCCACAATGCTCAGGCGTTGAATCTTGTCAGCCCGACCGGGGTTGTAGGCGTGAACCGGTAGGTGCGCTCGCTGCAAGTCCTGTATCAGTGAGATACCGGCGCTCTTGTCCTCCACCAGCAGCAAGTCTACCAGCTTCTTGTTCTTGCCCTCGCCGTAGGCCACCTCGAACTCCTTGATCACCTTTGGTCGCAGGTCGGGATACTGCAGGTATTCCTGCCAACAGTCCAAGATCATCACGCACATCCCTCCATCCAATGGCTTGAAGACGCCCAGCGTGATCGATCCGGTCGGGTCGTTGACCGTTTTGTCGCTGGTCGCGCAGTCGTATGACTGTAGGACGAACTCCAGCTTGGGAAAGGGCTTCCCATCAGGCCAGAGCCGGAACCAGTCCCGCTTGACGATACCGGCCTCCTCGGGATCGATAATCTCAGCGTGAATCTCCTGCCTGCCGAGGTTCGTCCCCTCATACGCCAGAATCTGCTTCTGGAAGCTTGGGGCGAGGTTCTTGATGTTGGCATAGGTTGATGCCCGTGTGATAACTACGTCGTCACCCTCGCGCCCTATGAGGTCTAGGATGACATCCTTTGGCTTCGGTGTGGTCGAGCAGATCAGCTTGGTGTTCTTGCCCAGTCGGATGCCGAACTGGATCATGTCCCAGCTATCCTGCAGATACTCCCATGCCGCCAATTCATCCAGCCAGCCGCCATGGAACTGTGGGCCTCGGAACCGCTCCGGTTCGCTGGCAGGTATACCCTTGATCAGCGATCCATTGACCAGATGTATCTCATGCAGACTGCTATTGTATTTTTCCACGATGGGGGCTGGAAGAACCTTGAGCAGCCCTGAGTCGCCCTCAAAGCATGTCCCTTTCAAGTCTCCACTGGTTGGCGCAGAGACCAGCCAGCGCGTGTTGGGTTGCTCCCATGCCCATCCTGCGAGGCATTCAGCGGATGCGCGAGTCTTACCCGCTCCACGACCAGCCAGCATCAGCCAGATTGACCACCAGTCCCCAGCCGGTTCGATCTGGTGCTTGTGCGCCTGCAGCCGGAGCCACTTGAACTGCCAGTTGAATACCGCCTGCGCCTGCGGCGTCATCTTCGCAAACTCGGCCTCAGCCGATCCGTCGAGCAGAATGTCCTCGGCTACGCCCATCCTGATCCTTTACTCAGAGCAAGAGGTATAAGATTTCTTAACATACTAGTCAGACTAGAGTCTCCCTACTTTTAGTAGGGTCATTTCTCGGTCTGGCGCTGCAGTTTGATGTTCTTCAGTAGCTCGCCAAACACGTTCATGTTGTTCTCGATCACCACAGGGCTGGCGTCGTCTCCACCGTGGGTAATCCGATCGCCATACTTCTTCGGACGCAGCTTGCTGGCAGTCCACTTCCGCGCATCGACACGGTTCTTCTGCCACTGGATATAGGCCGAGTCCATCCTGACATCGATCAGGTTCCCATCCTTGTCGAATACCGGCGCGGTCTGGGGAGTCTCGTCAGCAATGGCTACGATTTCGTCAGCCATAGTTTCGGCCTGTTCCTCCCGCGCTCGCGTGTATTTCTCCAAGAAACTTGGCCTGCTGAACACCCATGAATACACTGTCTGCTGGCAGGGCATTCCTTCTTGGTTGCAGATTGACCTCAGAGACTCTCCTCCTGACAGTCGCATGCATATCGATGCTGCGAGTTCTTCTGTGTAGATTTGGGGTCTCCCATGGGGGAGACAGTCTTCTGGGTTTTTTCGTTTGGTCATGGCAGTCCTTTGTCGCGCAATCATTTCAGCGCATTGGGATAGAGTCTAACTCATTCGGCCTCCGATCTCAAAATGCGGTGTTCTGCGAACTTCCTATACGCCTTTAGGTTGATGTTCTCCTCCTTTAAGGTAGCAACCTGTGTCTTCAGGTGCTGGATCGTGCTGTTGGCTCTCTCTATCCATTCTGAGACCTCTTTGGGCATGGTGTAGAGAGTCTCCATCAATTGTTTTGGTTTCGCGGCTGGCTTGGCGGGTTTTGGCTTGGCTTTCTTCGCGGCCTTAGATTTCGTTGTCATTGATGTTCTCCAGAACGTGTTTGGCGTATTTGTATTCCTGCGTGTCTTGCAGGATCGGGGCCAGCCGGTCAATCAATGCGACCAGATTCTGTGCCGCCTGCAGCAGGTGCGTTCTGTCACAACGCAGTCCTTCGATCTCCTGCAGATCAACACTCATTTTCATCATTGTCTTGAAGCCTTCCATGTTGTTTCCTATCCTGAAATTGGTAGTATCAATTCGCGCCGAACGCGCACGCCATAAAGTTTTTTGAGTTCGCGCTCGACACGATAGATTTCGTCTATGTCGCCTGCAGGCGCTTCCCAACTGATGCGTCCCGCCTTGATCAACCGATCTTGATACATTTTTGGAATCGGAAATGGAATTGCAAAATACTCAATTTGATTCCCAGAAATTTTAACGTCGTCATGGTGAACAATCATTTTAATACTCCTTGTTTGTCGTTGAATTTCGTAGGTGTATTATCAACCTTTTGATGGCTAACAATGCGTTGGATAAACTCAAGTTTACCTGTTACTGCGTCTAGTGTTTTCCAAAGCCCAATTGACTGTGGTTGCGTTTCGGCAATTCGACTAGCCTCAAGCATTGCGTTTTTTGCCTTGGCTACCGCCTCGCCTATCCTTCGTTTCGCGTCTTCGTTCATTTCTGATACACCGAAAGCATGCCCGGGTTTACCCACTCGGCATACAGTTTGTGTTTGTCCAGCACATCGGTCAGCTTTGGGTTGACGTTGTCTCCATTCCAAAAATTAAAGCTGCCGCATCCTGCGTAGTAATTCACCCACATCTGGCTGTTCTCCTCCTCCCCGCTGATGCTGAAGTTGCCCTTGTTGTCACCATGCTCGAAGACCGGCACGCCTAGCTTCTTCAGCGCGTTGAATGCCTTGATGTATGCACGTTTCATTTTACTCTCCCTATAAACCTGCTAGATCGCAGTGATTACTCTTCCTCGTTGTCTTCGTCTTCCTCGTCTTCTTTGTCCTCGTTTTCCGGTTCATCCGGCAACGATTCGTTTGCTATACGCCGCTCCTCCCATCTGCGTTGATCTCTAGCTTCATCCTCTGGAGTTTGAGCGGGGTTGCGGAAGTCCTCTGGGTTTTCTGCCTCAAGCTCTGCCATCGTTTTCATTTTCATTCCCTTTAGGATGCGCCCCCGAGGGGGCGCTCGGTTTACATGTAGCAGTCTGATTTACGCTTGACGCTTTTACCAATCTCAAATTGTTTTTCAGCCTCGACTGCGTAGAAGCCATACCGCTGGCAAAAAGCAAGATACTGTCGGCGCAAAGCCATCGGCGCAAAATGTTCTGCTTCGGCATGCATGTCTAACTCATGCAAGCATATCCAGCACAAGTCTTCGACCGTCTTGTGCGCGAACGAATCAAACCCTGTTCCTTCGGGAAGTCTTTTGTATGCTGCCTCAAAATCTGTTTTCATCTTGCTCTCCTAAACCTGTCACTCGACAGTAGTGACACTATAACACGATGTTAGATTCTTGTGTCAACTATTTTGCAAGGGGGTTTCCCCCCTCCCAGACTAGGCCGACTCTAACTTTCTCCAAGCCGCAATCCCGATCCAGCCCCTGAACGTATTCTCACCACGCGTCATGCGGTAGTGAACACGCGCACCTTCAACGTAGCGGCAAGTGTAGGTCTTGCCATCCTTCGTTTTTTTATCTCCAGTGGTAACGGGAGCCGAAGCCTCTTTGCGTTCAACTTCGATCAGGGCGGTGCCATGCTTTTGATCTGCAGTTTCAGCAAGATACTTGGCAAAGTCTTCGCCTGCCTTGGCGCGTGAGCGCAGATTCCAGTTCAGGCATTGAACTTCGTGCGCCTGCTCATGAGCGGTCGCATCGGCAAAGTCAATTTCATATGCTTTCATGCACTGACCGCGCACCACCTTGGTCGGCTTCATTTTGCCAGCCAGCACTTGATCTGCCTGAAAAAGCAGCGCAGTTACTTCTTCGGTGATATCAGCAACGATCCTGTCGGTGGTGGTGCGGCTCACCTGCATCGGCTCATGACGGTCACCGCTGCACACGCCTTGGAACCAGCCGTTGGCTACGGTGTAGCCATGCTTCGACATAGCGCCATTGACCACCGCCTGTTGGCGACCGCAGCACTGGCAATTCCCGCGAATCTGTTTGTCCATTTTGCTCTCCGAAATAAACCGGTCACTTGACCGTAGTGAGACTATAACACGGGGTTAGATTCAAGTGTCAACTATTTTTTAAGGGGGGCGAACCCCCCTACCTTGGCTACCAGCCGTATTTCTCGGCACAGATCGGGCCGATACCGCGCTCGATGCTGGTGTGGTCTGTCAGTTCGCGCCCACAGACGGCGCAGGAGCCGAATTTCTGACCGTAGGCTACCGCCGCCTTATGCGGGTCGCTGGAAGCCGCCAGAATGCGTTCTGACGCGTCCTGAGTGCATTCGCGGGTGGCAAACAGCTTGCCGCCCATGATCTTGCCCAGATACTGCTCGCCAGACTTGATGTAGACCGCGCCAGCGTTCTTGCCGGTCGCCGGAGCGGGGGTAAACACAAAATCGTCCAAACGCAGGCGCGGGTAACGAATGCCGGAGTCTTTGGCCTTGGCGAAAGCCACTTCGATTGCCTCCACGCTCACGGTCGGGGCGGCGGCGGTCGCCTGCGCTTTCTCAGCAGCCCACTTCACCTTGCGCTCGCCATCGGCAACAGCGCATTTACGGACTGCAGCCAATTGCTTTTCGGTCAGCGAGCCGAACTTGATCAGTGCGGCGCTCAAGCTGGCGGCGAACTCAAAGCCGCGAGCGGCTGCTTCGTCCAGCCATGCAGCTTCGGCTTTGTTCTCATCGCGCCATGCTTGAATCTGAGCGGCTTTGTCTTCAACAGCCTTGACCTTGCGGGTCTCGGTGCTGGCCTTGGCACGCGCACGCTGCTCTGGAGAGGTCTTGAAGGTCAGCTTGCCGGTGCCGCTGCAGGCAAAGCAGCTTGCCAAACGGACAAACGTCCAGCCGATGGTGACTTTGCCCTTGCCGTCACACTTCTTGCACTTCTCTTCAAACCAGACGGTCTCTTTGATTACGGCTACCGGCGCGTTGAAGATTGCGTCCAGATCGTCCTTCATGTCGTCGAATGCACCCATTTTCGTCTCCCTGATAAACCTGCTCGTTCGCAGTGGGTAGAACTATAACATAGAGTTAGATTCTTGTGTCAACATATTTTTACTGCCTATTTTTTGAGCAATTTCTCGTAGTCCTGCTCTGATGCTATCAACGCTGCCTCAAGCACCCTGATCCGCGCTGCTTGTTCATCGTAGTTCAGTATTGGTTTATTCATCTTCTCCCGCGCTTCCTTTGCTAGTGCTTCCTGCCTGTGCTTTTTGGTCATGTGTTTTTATCCTTTAGCTTGGCTTCAATTTTTTCTTCAACTGCCGCTTTTGCCATATCAAAAATAACAACAAAAAATGCAACAGGAATCATCAGCAAAACAAACGGAATCAAAATAATCTTCATGTGTTTTTCTCCCGCAGTTTGGCTTCAATGGCTTTGGCATATTGACCAACGTGAGTTTGTGGTTCTGCGTAAATCAGGTTTACTTCATCCCCCGTCAGCCCAACCCACTCCCTTTTCTCAGGGTTCATCTCAAGCATTGGTTTCTGTTCCGCAAGTGGGGAGGTATAAAGAGGCTGATAGTATGTATCAACAACCATGTTTGGCTTCGTATACTCAACATGCGTGAAGTTTCCATACGTCACCAACCACGCAATCGGCTCCGCAACTGTTAAGGATTCCTGAACATCTGGTTTCGCAAGCGCGGCTTCAAGTTTTTTAATTATGGGGTTCCATCCATTCCATTCCGCATTCCTGAACTCATACAACGCCGCTTGCGCGGCGGCTCTCAGGTTGTCGCTCATTTCAACTCTTTCAAATTGTTTGTCGTAGGCCGCGCCTACGTCGATTATTTTGCTCATGTCGTTCCCCCAAAATGGC